CTATTGTTGAATGAGTTTATCATAGGAATCTGTCTAATTCCAGTAACGGGTGCGAGTCCCGTATAGACCGCCATTTTAATTCCCGAGTAGTGTCAAAGTAGCACGGAACGCTGTTAACGTTCTTGTGAAGGTGCGAGTCCTTCCTTGGGAGCCATTTTCTAATAAAATTATAATTGTTTTGTTAACCTGTTACCTATTTATTAACATAGAAAGTTAATTATATGGTAACATCTGATATTATAAAACAAAAAAGAATTTTAGCGGGGATTAAAACAATCACTGATTCTGAACTTAAAGAAATTCAAGCATTTTATGACGATGGAAATTCTTTAAGAGATTGTCAAAAAAAATATGGACATTGTAGAGGAACTCTGATAAAGTATCTAAATACTAGACCGGTAGGCAAAAATAAATTAACGGATGAAGAAAGAAAAACCAGAAGAGTAAAATCCGTTGTTGATTGGAGAGTAAGAACTAAACAAAAATTAGTTGAATATAAAGGCGGTAAGTGTATAAAGTGTGGATACAAAAATTATTTTGGTAATCTTACATTTCATCATAAAGATCCTTTACAAAAAGATTTTCAAATTAGTGGACAATCTGTTAGTTTTGATAAGTTAAAATTAGAAGTTGACAAGTGTGAGTTATTATGTCATAATTGTCACGGAGAAGTTCACGCAGGTTTATTGACAATTTAATTCCAGAGTAGCTCAATGGTAGAGCATGCGGCTGTGGGCCATAAAGTATTATTTAATAGAGAGTGCAAATCTCACAAGGCCAAAGTTAACCGCAGGGTTGGGGGTTCGAAACCCTCCTCTGGAGCCATTTTCAAGTGGGACTAGTAATTGATAAAAAACGAATCAGAGAGATAAGCAAGTTCGAAATTGCTTGACCAATGTGAAATCCTGATGTAAGTTTAGATGAAAGTCCCTACTAATTTTTTTGGTGAGTGTTCCCTATGGCTGTCTGTAAAACAGTTGCCGTTATTTAATAGGGTGGCTCGGCAAGTGGTTCAACTCCTCCACTCACCACCATTTTTGGAGTATTATACTACTAAAGACGTAGCTCTGACTGTAAATCAGAAGGCTTAACGGCCTGGGTAGGAGCATTACCTACATACCCCACCATTTTTATTCGGTGTCAGCAGACTCACGATGCTGAAGAAAGAGTTGATAATTGCAAGTATCAATGTCGTGGAGAGTGAGTGGGTTGATCTACGCAAGATATCATGTTGTAGGTCGTAATGATGTTCTGTAAACATTCCCGTAAACCAACATCGAATTGTTTTAGTCTGTCATATTTATTAATATGATTAGATCCATAAGTCTTGTAGATATTTTGTTGGAAGTTAAAAGTCCAACCGTGTCAACTTTAATATCAAAAATTAAAAGTTGTCTTGAACCAGAGTTATTGGAACCAAAGTATCGTAAGGAAAATGAGTCTAATCCAATGTTTGGTCATTGTTATGTTGCCACTGAAGCTTTGTATCATTTATTAAAGTCTACAAAGTTGAAGGGAACATTCAAACCACATCAAGGAGAAGATGACCGAGGAATTTCCCACTGGTGGTTACAAAATGAAGACGGTAAGATTTTAGACGTAACTTCTGCTCAATATACGTCAAAAGGAAAAACACCTCCGTATAAAAAAGGAAGCGGAAGAGCATTTATGACACAAAAGGCTTCAAAGAGAGCCAGAAAAGTTATACGTTGTGTCAGACTGAAAATGTCGGGTGAATAGTTTTTGATTACATATAGTTCAGAGGTAGATCAGTGCTCACTATGATGGTAAATGACACCGTAAAAGTGTGAATAAGCACGGGCCGTTGGTTCAATTCCAACTATGTAATCAAGTTTTCAAAATCCGGTAGTAGCTGAAATAGATTAGCGTGTCCCTGAAGAGGACGAGATGTTGGAGCGTTACCAACCTGCCGGGCCAATTTTTTGATCAGTGGTCAAAGCACAAACTGAGATAGACACAACTCTGGGGTTCGATTCCCTCTGGTGAAAAGAGTTTAAATTGTGGAACGGAAGACAATATTGTCGTTGGGTCTAATTAACCCGCCGTGAAGTCCTCAGATATTTTATACTATGAAACCAAAATGGCCAACAATAGAAGGAAGGTTAAACCAATCATTAACGAGTGAAATACAAGCACTTAAACAGTTAAAACAAAGTGGAGTGCCACTCAGTGAGTATGGTGAAAAACTCTTAAAGAAGTTAGAAAAAGATGTTGACGAAACCAAAAAGTCTGATAGGATGTATACAGTTCGTTGACATATTAAACAAGATTTTCGGAAGTGAAGCTACAATAGACGGGCATCTGACTCTTAATCAGAATATTCGTGTGGAGGCAGTATCCACCACTTCCACCAATTTTGAGTGGCGTATGAAAGATTCAATCGGTCAGTCGTTATAGGCTTGTAAAAACTCCGTAATGGTCTCATAACTACGAGATATCCCGCTCAAATTAATTTATGGATCGGTAACTCAACTGGATTAGAGTATTCGGCTCTTACCCGAAAGGTTGTGGGTTCAAATCCCACCCGATCCACCAATTTAAAATGGTCCTATGATGTAATGTAGCATCTGTGCCTGATTAGCGCAGCGTTATGGTTCAAATCCATATAGGACTACCAATTTACGGAGTCGAAGCCACAATAGACGGGCACCCGGCTTTTAACCGGAATATTCGTGTGGGAGCATTACCCACCGGCTCCACCAATTTTGGCCATATAAAGTAATAGTAACCTAACCCTCTGTCTAAGGGAAGTCCGGGGAGCGTAACCCCGTATGGCCGCCATTTCAATAGGCAATTAGCTCAATAGTAGAGCACTCGACTGATAATCGAAAGACCACGGGGCGGAACCGTGATTGCCTACCATTTTCACCAACTCTATGAAGCAGGTCGTGTAGTAAAAGAGATAGCGGGATTTGTGTTGACGACGAACATAAACCGAATACGCCTAGGAGGCATCTATCGTGTTGGTGCCATCATTGTTCGAACAGTGGTGGGTAATTTTATAACGGGGTGGTAGCTCAATTCGGGAGAGCGTCTGTTTTACACACAGAAGGTCAGGAGTTCGAATCTCCTCTACCCTACCAATTTAATTGCCCGTTAGTATAAAAGTAGAATATCTCACTGACACTGAGAAGAAGTTGGAGCGTTACCAACACGGGCAACCATATTTATTTCATATGGGATTAATCGAATTTTGCCAACAAGATAACTGGAAGTATCCAAGTCACAGTGCTAACATGCAACATAACTTTTTTCAAGTTTATGATGAACTGTTCGCAATAAAACGAAGATATGATCCTATGGTTATATTGGAACTTGGAACTCACATTGGTGAATCTACAAGAGCATACCACGATTATTTTGAAAACTCAAAGATTCTAACTATAGAACGAGTTAAACTACACATTGATGCTTTTGCTAATAAAGATAAATTTCCAAGAATTGAATTTTTTAATTTGGAATTGAAGACTCAAGGTGGTTGGTCAGATATTCCAAAGTTCGATTTTGAAACGTTTCCTTACAAAAAATTCGACATCATTATAGATGATTGTGTAGCACTACCAGCTGATTTTAACAATCCTGTATATGAAGAACATATTCAGACACAAACATTCAATAGATTCTATGATAGATTGAATCCAGGTGGAATGATTATTATCGATTGTATTCAACATGATAGTTATGTTGATATCATTAAGAATTGTTTTGTTGGGGATAAATCTAAGATCAAATTTTACGATTTAAGACATATGATAAATCATTATGATAATACCATGCTGGTTTATACAAATGACTAATAATAACGCACTCGTAGCTAAACTGGACTAAAGCAACTCGGTTCTAACGAGAAGATTGCAGGTTCGAATCCTGCCGGGTGTGCCATTTTGACGGAGTAGTGTAATGAAAAGCACACTGCAGAAGTTAGCTGTGGCTGGGATGATCCAATTAATTTTGGGTAAATGTAAACGACGACCAAGGCAAGCCGTATTAGCCCCATGATTGTCATGTCGATAAGCTCCAGTAAGTTAATAAAACTTGAGGTTTGGGTTTGATTCCCAACTCTGTCACCATGCTCACATAGCTAAATTGGAATAAAGCACTTCGGTCCTAACGAAACGATTGAAGGTTCAAATCCTTCTGTGAGCACCAATTTTTGCCTCCATAGTATAAAAGCATTACACATCATTGGTAATGATGAAACGTAGGAGCGTTACCTACTGGAGGCTCCATTTTATGCCTGTTTAGTGGTAGTGGCAGCACATCTCATTCGTAACGAGAAGGCACAGGCTCGATTCCTGTAACAGGCTCCAATTGTCACGTAGCGTAATAGAATCGCAGCTGGTTCTGACCCAGAAGATTGTAGGTGCAAGTCCTACCGTGACAACCAATTTTATGTCTCGTTGGTCGAGTAGTTAGGCAGTTGTCTGCAAAACAACATTAGGTTGGTGCAAATCCAACACGGGACTCCAATTTATAAAACCCCAGACTAAAAACTGGGGTTTTTTTATTTACATCTTATGATACTTATTCATATACCATGAGAATTGTAGGACGAAATAAAAAGGGGCAAAAAATACTGATAACGGTTCCAGATTTAGATGATCCTGCGGTTATCATGGAGGCAGCAAGGGCAGCACAATCAGCAGCAAGAATGGCAGCCTTATCTACGGTAAACCAAGCATCTGCAGACGGATCTGGAGATGGTGAAGGAAGTAGCCCTGGGTCAACACCTACTCCTACTCCAACGCCTACAATAACCCCTACACCAACCGCTACTTCGACACCTACTCCAACTCCTACTCCAACTCTACCACCTGTAGATTTTGGGTTAATGATTGAGTTGGATGCATATAATATAACAAGCTATCCAGGCTCCGGGTCGTCTGTTAATAATTTAGTAAACGTTGGACAATACACTCATACATTAACAGGCGCAACTTACACCGAATTAAATTGTGTAAAATGCTTTGATTGCACAACGGGAACTAATAGAGTCGTTGTAAATGGAACGGGTCCAACATTACCAACAACGGGATATACGTATATTACTTGGGCTAAATTAGAACCAACATCGTCATTTAGAACATTACTTTATGTAAATTCGCCTAAATACACACCGATAACAATCCCTAACGGAACCGACACATTAGGATATTGGGACACAGCATTTAGAAGTTCGGGATACAACGTTTCATCTTCGGTGGGTGTCTGGGCCCAGTATGCTGTAGTCGGCGATAATTCATCTCAAACATTTTACATAAATGGTTCACAAGTTGGAAGTTCAATAGCTTATGGTTCGGGTGGCAGAACACATTGGGGTTGGGGTAATAATGATCTTGCTGGACAACCATGGGGATATGTTGCCAATTTGTATTTGTATAACAGAAAGTTATCACTCTCTGAAATAACGCAAAAATACAACTATTTATCAAATAGATTTGTAGGATGTCCACCAACAGCAACACCAACTCCGACACCAACTCCGACACCAACAGCAACACCAACAGCAACACCAACAGCAACACCAACTCCGACACCAACGCCTGAACCAGTCGCTGCTAATCTTGTGTTACACTATGATCCAAGCGATGCAACAAGTTATCCTGGATCTGGGACCACGATAAATGATATATCAGGTAATGGGTTACATGGAACAATGTCTAATATTACGTTTACATCACCTTATTTTTCATATAATGGTTCATCATCTCAAATTAGTGTTGCTGACAACCCATTGTTAGAGCCAGGTAGTGGTGATTGGTCTATTGAGTTTTGGGTAAACCATACGGTTATTGCAGGCTCAAGTCGAGTTTTAATTGGAAAAACAAACGGTGGTATGTCTGCGGATTGGGGATATGGGTTAAGAACTTTCTCAAATGGTAATACGTATATGGAAGTAGGTGATGGATCGACATCAACGGCATCACCAGCTGCAGTTTTAAATATTAATACTTGGTATCAAGTTGTAGGTGTATGGACTAACGTTGCAAGTAATTCATTAGCTCTTTATATAAATGGTAGTTTAATTGGAAGTAACTCTCATTCATTTACAAGTATTAAAAACACGACAGCCGCTTTATATATGGGTTCATTTAATGGGGGACAATTTTCTCAATGGTTGAATGGTAAAATGGGCATTGTTAGAATGTATAATAAATCCTTAACAGGATCGGAAGTATTACAGAACTTTAATGCTGATAAATCAAAGTATGGATTGTAAAATCATTATGATGAATCACGGAATGAAAAATATGTCTTTATATAACACGTTTCTTCAGATGAAAACTGAGATAGACCGCCATAAATGGATTGAAAGTGAAAAAAATCACCACGATATTGGTTTTGAAAAAGCATTGGTAGATTGGATTGGTAAACACAGAGTTGGCTGGGTTAATAGTTACAATACAACGCACGATGAAAAACAAAGATAGAGTAGTAATTGTATCAAGTTATGGCAATCCATTAGCTATTAATGTTTGGATCAAGTATTATGAGAAGTATTGGATGGATATTGTTGATAAGGTATACATTGTTGCTGGAGGAGAATTACTAGATCTTCAAGATAAATTGATCGAAGCAAACACCAAACTGTGTGACCATTATAACAAAAAAACCAACAGCAACAAGCTACATTTTATCTACGCAAACGACTCGAGCGACCGACATACTTTGTCAACACACGCACATTTGTTGTTTAACGGAACCAAATATGCTTGTATGCATCACAAAGATGCCACGTTATTTTATGTAGACGATGATCTTTTCATTTTGGACAAAAATTATATTGACGATTGTTTCAAGAAGATAGAGTCTGGAGAATATTTGTATGGCGGTCAAGTTACACCCAGACCATCATTTGGAGAAAAATCTCATACACTTGGTTGGTTTTCTTTTTGTGATTTGAATGTCACACGTTATTTAATTGAACAATATGAATCATCAATGAATGAATACTTTTCAAATATTGATATATCATATCTACAAGCAAGTTTAATTTCTGGAGAATATGACTCAGATCCAAAACTAAAAAATAATATGGATTGGGTATATCTTAACATTAATATGTTCAAGGCATATATTCATCAATATGGAAACATATTTGGCAGCATACAATATGTTCCAGGCATAAATTTTAACTTCATAAATTATGTAACTGATTATCTTGCTACAGATGAAGTCTATTGGTTATTTTCAAAAATGACCCGTGAATATTGTGGTAGAGACAAAGAGTTTGTGTTGTCAACAAAACCCGAAATGATGTCGCAACTTTACATACATCAACATATGAATATTGATGAACAAGTTGATGCGTTGATAAAAACTAATCCAGTATGTTATCACATTTCTGGAAACTATCGTCAGTTCAATTTTTGTTACAAAATACCTTTTGAGCAAATATGTGAGGAATTGGATAGACTAGACATGCTTCAAAAAGATTACGAGAATTACAAACTGTTGGTATTGATCAAGTTATCTTTGGATTGTTGGGATCATGACCACATTGATACAGGTGAAATACGTTCGACTATGCAACGATACTATGATCACGTTTATACGTTGCCAAATTTGTCTGACTTTATGTCCAAGGAAAACATAGCAAAGATTCAAAATGTGGTGATGCGAAACATTCAGTAAAAAAGTTTTGTTTTGGGGCTTGACGAATCGGATTTGTAGTGTATAGTGAATACATACTTAAGTTCGTCATTCAACAACGAACTGAAACAATCGAAAAGAAAGTTTCGAAAAGTTGTTGACAAACCGAAAAACGGTGATAAGATGATTGGACAGTAAGTTCTTTGAAGTAAAAAGATTTTGGGGGGTTTGACCTCCATATAAGATAGTGAGTAGTAATACTCATGAAAGAGGTAGTCCCCTAACGGACCCTCGCCTGGGCAACTAGGACACTCAAACAAATGGCAAAGTCTGTGACTTTCATCCAAAAGGTGGAAGTATATCCGACGATGGTGAGAAAAAGAACATGTGTGGGTAACACTGGCATATGTTCGGTAACGGTGCCGCCGACCACTGCTCACAGCAAAACATCCAAGAGTAAGATTTAAGCCAAAGATACGGGTGTGAGACCGCAATCAAATGCTCGTATGTAGATTGATAGAAAGAGGACCAAAGGCCAACCAAGGGACTTGATCTTGAAAATCGGTGAAGTATCCGCAAGAGAAACACAAATGGCGTGTCGCATATTGTATCCCAAAAGGATATGAAACGACAAACAACGCACGTCATTGTTAGGTGCATGATAACTCAATGGTAGAGTAATAGCTATGTAAAGCTATGTGTTGCTGGTTCAAATCCAGTTCATATATACAAAAACGCAAAGTCGTTGTTTGTCTAGGATGAAAGTGACTTAACTCTGTGGTCGAAAGATAACACAGACAACGAAATGTCCGCAAGACACTAGTTGTTAATCGGAGTCTGAACGGTGTCCGCAAGACTTAACTGCTGTCGAAGGCAGACGGATGGATGAAGGTTGAATAGTTCTAGGTTAAGGTTGATAAGCCACAACCCTAAAAAGGCAGTCATGTTGGATACGATTATAGGCGCAAGTCGTGATCGTGGATAAGTTAGGAAGCCTGTCCGCAAGATGGGTATAATCTAACCGAAGGTCAACAGTGAAGGCGGTAATCTCACGCCAAACACTTAATAAGATATTTGTTGATAGACTTTATACGGAACATTATGTGAAATCCAACAATACTCTTATAAAAAATTGGTCGATATAATCACAATCTCATTTATATTTATATGAGATTATGGCCAAATTCAAAAACATCGCACGAGAGCAATTTTATCATAAACTCATCACTGAGTTTGTAAATTCCCAACACAAATCACAATTTACCGTCTTGAATGAAGGATTGGACACAAAGTCCAATCTTTATTATGCAATTCAACTGGGTGAACAAACTGCCAAGCAGATTGAAGCAGACATTTTGAGTGAATATCTCAATGAACACCCAGTTCTAAAGGAAGATATTTTTCAACGTGGTTTGGCCAAGACAAAAGCATGGTTGACTACACCACTTGGTAAAGGGTTCACCCAAGGTAAAGACACACAAGTAATTCAGAACTTGTTTGCAGCTCTCAAGAAGAACACAGACAAAATCATCAATGCGGGTCCAAGTCCATTTGCTCCATCCGCTGAAGATGTCAAAAACAGTCCTACACAGATTGGCCAAATTGGTGCATTGATTGGTAAAAGATTTGCTGCTCTTCAAAACAATCCAAAGTTAAATGTTCCAGCTACACCAGCAGAACAACAAGCTGGTATGGGTCGTATTCAACAATTGATTGATAAATTGCGTTCGACTGGTTTGGTCAAGGGTGCAGATAATGTATTGGATGAAATTGGTATTTTTGCTCGTCAACATCCTACATTGACCAACATGATTGTCGGAGGTTTGGTCGCCGTATTGACACTTTCTACAGGCGGAGGTTTGTTTGGTATTCCACTTCTAGGTAAGTTTTTGGTCGGCACAGCATTAAGAACTTTGCTTGGTATGTTGAAGGGTGAAAAAGCAACCCAAGCAGCAACAAAAGCAGCCGCAGTATCTGGTGCTGGTATCGCAATTGGTAAGTTGTTGGGATTGTTTTATGATAAGTTGGCAGGTTGGTTGAGTGGTCCAGACGATGGATCTGCTCTTCCAGTTCCAACAAAACCGGTTCCTACTCCTCAAGCAATGGATGTTGATACTAGCGCATTGGGTAAAGAAGAATATCTATCTAGTTACAGAGGAATGTTGTTTAATAAGGCTGAGAATGCAGCTAGTGCTGAAGAGTTTCAAACATATCTTCAACAAATTCAAAACAGCGATGCTCAATATGGGTTTAATGGAGAACTTCCTCAATGGAATCCAGCAAATGCGAGTGGCCAGTTACCTATTGGAACTCCAAACGTAACTCCTCCACCAGTTCCAACACCAACCACAGTTCCGCCTGGAATACCACAACCAGGCTTTGATCAACAACCTCCTGTAACTGGTGTTGATATTCAACCAACACTTACTACTCTACGTCCTAAGTTGGATGCATTGGCTAGATTGGCAAGCACAACGGATGTGAGAGGTGCTACTGCTCCAGCTGCAAGACAAGCACTTCAAAACTGGGTAGCTGGTATTAGTCAACCAGAAGCTCAAACAATGTTGGCAGATCCTAATGTGACCAATCAACTGATGCGTAAGGGTGCTTTGGGATTATTGAAGAAGAAATTTGGTCTACAAGAAAGTGAAATTGATTTGTTGAAAGCTGAGTTATTGGGAAGTGCAATTGCATTGACCGAAGCAAATCCACTTACAGCTGCTAAGAACTTTATGTTTGGTGGTCCAGAAGTCGGTGGTAAAAATTCTCGTTTGGATTACAAACAAGTCGAAAGCGACTATTTGAAGTTCTTGAATAACATGGAAAGTTCTTTGGGTCTCAAGAGTGAAAAAGATATTCTTGATACATTGAAGAAGTATGATAAGACATTCCCAGGCGTTTATGATTATGTGAAGAAAGTCCGTGACTGGTTGTATGGTGCTACACCAGAGTCTAATGCTGCAACTCCTGATCCAGTAGTTGTTCCACCAGGCGAAGTTCCAACACCAACAAATCCAAATCCCGGCCCAGCAAATCCTACTGATCCTAAAACTATTCCAAAAGATCCACCAAAACAAGGTGATACTCCAACCCCAACTGTTGGTGGAGTATATTCAAATAAAAACTTGTCAAAGTATTTGGCTGCTTTGAAAGCAAGTCCGTTGTTTACTGGAAATCTACAACAACGTGTGGTCAATATGTTGAAGGCTTCTGACAATCCAAATAGTCCAGAAGCAAAAGCAGCTATGGCTACACTCAAGACATTCTTGATCAATTTCAGCAAAGCAATTAGTGATGCTTCTGCTCAATATCGTCAAAAGATTGGAGATCCAAACGCAGTTCGTGCTGAAATAACAAAAGATCCTCAATTTACATCATTGGCTGAAGCAGCTGCTGATCTATTGGCACGAAACAAAGATAGACAAACATTTTTGGGTGAGTTCAATGCTTCTATACCAAACTTGGTTGGAGCTGCTTTTGAACTTCGTCAAGCATTTAATAGAAAGAATCCAAACAATGTATACGGTATGCAAAGAGCAGCTGCCGGTGCAGTTCCTCCAGTAATTGGATCTACAGTGTCAGAAGATTTGGAAACCCGTGGTAAGGCTGTTGTTCCAAACTCTGGTGCTACCGGTAACTTGACTGGTCCAGACATTGCAAATGCTAGAGCAATGTTTGCTAAGTTGATTGACTTGGGATCAATTCTTCAAAGAATTAACCCAGACAGTCTTGATAAGGCATCTTTGAAACAATTGATTATCTCGTTCTTGGATATTGGCGATGTGTTAGTATACAAGAAGGGTAGTAAGAAGACCAATAAAGCTGTTGATGCAGCACTTCAAGGTTTGGATCTTCTTGGACCAGGTGGTGCAGCTGTTCCACAACCACAACAAGGTGGATTCAAACCTAAAGAAAAGACTTTGGTTATAGCTGGACCAGAAGAAAAACCATTGACACCAAAAGCTGTTTATCAATATTTTGGTGATAAATGGAATCTTGTGACAAAGAGTGGATTACAACCACTTGATGTTAAAGGTGCGGCTAATAAGATTGCTAAGTTGAATGCAATTGCTAAGGATGGTAGAAATGACTATGACAAAGCAATTCAATTGATCAAGACTAACAAAAATGATAAGAGCAAAGGTATTAGTTATGATCTAGGTAATCAAATTAAGGAAGGACTATATGATCTAAACGATTATAGGAAGTTCTTTATCTAACAAATTAACAATATAATTAACGAAAATACATCTGCTTTCGGGCGGATGTATTTTTTGTTTCTTGACATTGTTAGCAAAAGTGGTAAACTAAAGGAGTATTATGAATAACAGTAATATAAATAAACAAGAATTAGCAACGTTGGTCTTTAACGAGGAGTTGAAGTCTAATGTTGAAAATACATTGAAGAACCATTATGGAGTCAAAACGGTAAACTATCGTTTGATGACCTATGGTATGGGAATCGAAATATCTGGAAGTGATAGTTTTGATTTCATCCGTGGTGCAATGGTCAAGGTCAGTGGATTGCCAACCGAAACGTTTAGTATAATTTCAGAAGACAAAAAGTCACAGTCTGCATTTTATGTTTATATGCCTGAAAAAGATAAGGCACTAAACCGTAGAATTCGTAGAGACAAAAATTAATCGATTTTTAGACATATTCTACGATATTTATTCTAACCAAGATAATGTGAAAGGATATTATATGATTGGAATTATTCGTAGAATTTTTAGTAAAATTTTTGGAACAAACAGTGGGTGCTGTAAGCTTCCAAATAAAGGCGAACTGACTAATGAGTTACAAAAGTCATATGTTACTTCTCAGAAGTCATATGCCAGTTCGAAGTAAACAAAACACAAATAAAAGGAAAATAGATAAATATGAAGAAACTAGTATTGATGGTATTGTCAGTGTTTGCTGCTTTGTCAGTCGCTCGTGCCGCTGATATCGCAAACTTTAATGTTGACGCTGGTTACAACAACTATTATGTTGTTAACGGCGTTGCTTACGCAAAGGACACTCCATACGCAGGTATTGGTGTTGTTAAGTCCCTCAAGTATGCTGATGTATACGCTGGCGGTCTTTTCACTGCTGATAGTAACAATGAGCAGTCTCACTGGTTTGTTGGTGCAGGTAAGAGCTTGAGTCTTAATAAGGATTTTGCTCTCCGTTTGGACGGCACTGCACTTCGTCACCAAACTTCAACTGTTGGAATTGACAATTCTACGGAACTTGGAGCCAAGCTCGCTCTACAAAATCCATGGGTGACTCCATATGTTCGTGGTTCATTCAACTTTGAGTTGCATCAGAATGCATACTTTGTTGGTGCTGAACGTGCTCAGAAGCTCCCTCTTGGTTTCGTCTTGACTCCATCCGTTGAGTGGGGTAAGTCAACCTCTTATGAGGCAGTTAATGCCAAGGCTTCGTTGACTCGTCCAGTCACTTTTGCTTGGGGAACTGTTTCTCCTTATGCTGAAGTTGGTTGGTATCACAACAATGTTTTTGACACTACTGCTAGGGCATTTGCTTTGGGACGTTTTGACAACGACGTTGTTTATACTGCCGGTGTCAAGTTGAGCTTCTAATCCAAATAAGCCAAACTAATAAATCAAAAACCAATGGCAACCCCATTGGTTTTTTTATGCGTTGATATGCAATTTTCACTTTGATTGAAAAAAAAATAATTTTTCACTTTTTCTGAAAATGTGATCGCTTTTTCAAATTTCGATGATATATATTGTTGTATGCGTAACAGTCTACAACCATCATTGTCCGTAGCGGGTCAACCTAGTTTGACCTGAGACCGATGGTTGCTATTTGCGAAAACTCAAGTAACCGTTGGTCTGAAAAGATCAACGGTTTTTTGTTTTAAAAGATTTCGCAAAAAGCCCATTGACAATTTCAAGGATGGTGGTAAAGTAGTTACATGTTCGGGGTTGAAACTCTATCTGGTGTCCCCAACGAAAGTTAAAACACTTGATCGGTCAGCCGGTGTTATCCTAGTAGAGAACCGGTATGGCGATAATTGGATAAAAGAAAACAATTTATGGACGATTAGCTCAGTGGAAGAGCACCTCCTTTACACGGAGAATGTCGGGGGTTCAAATCCCTCATCGTCCACCACTTTTATCGGAATGTAGCTCAACTTGGCTAGAGCGCTTGCTTTGGGAGCAAGAAGTTGCAGGTTCAAATCCTGTCATTCCGACCATTTTACGGTGATATAGACCAACTGGAAGGAGTCGTTACTTTGAGATAGTAAATAGTGCAGGTTCGAATCCTGTTATCACCACCAATTCGGCATGTGATGTAACAGAAGCCATGCGAGTCTTAGAAGCTCGTCCCGAAAGGGGTGTAGGTGCAAGTCCTATCATGCCGACCAAATTTATAATGGCTACGTAGACCAACTGGAAGGAGTCGTCTATCTCAAAAATAGAATAGTGCTGGTTCGAATCCAGTCGTAGCTACCAATTTAACGGGTGTGTGGATGAGGGAAACTGGAACAACCGTGATACTTAAAATATCATATCCTTTGTAGGTTCGAATCCTACTACACCTACCAATTTTATGGGCTGGCATGTTCTAAGGCTAAGCGAGACTGATTTGCAATCAATCTGATGTGAGTTCGATTCTCACCTGGTCCACCAATTTTACGGAAGTAGTCCGGCAGGTCGAGGAAAGCGTCTTGAAAACGCCTGGGGCCTAAAAACCCTCGTAGGTTCGATTCCTACTGCTTCCGCCATTTTTATGGAAGGTAGACGAATAGTTAGTTAGTCGTAGCAGTTTGCTAAACTGCCGTGGCCTAAAAAACCACTGAGGGGGCAGCACCCTCACCTTCCGCCACTTTACGGGCCAGTAGCTCATTTGGTAGAGCGTCTGCTTTGCAAGCAGAATGTGGCAGGTTCGAATCCTGTCTGGTCCACCAATTTATAACGCGGGTGTGATGTAACGGTAGCCTACATCCTTGCCAAGGACGATGAGAGGGTTCGATTCCCTCCACCCGCTCCAATTTAAAAAAAATAAAAACTATGGCGAAATCATATAAAACGTCTCACTATAGAAAGACGCATATTAGGAAAACCAAGAGTGGTAAAACTGTTAGAGTTAATTCTACTCATGTAAAAGGTTCCAAACGTAAGAAATAATTTCAGAACTGGGGATTTGCATAATGGTAGTGCGGAAGACTTTGAATCTTCTTGTAGGGGTTCGATTCCCTTATCCCCTGCCAATTTTATCGGGATGTAATGTCAAAAGTAGACGGCCTGTTTTGGAGACAGGAGGTTGAGATTGCAAAATTCTCCATCCCGACCATTTTATAACTGGGGATTGATTGTAATAGTAGCAAATCAGACTTTGAATCTGAGAGAATCGGAGCGTAACCGGTATCCCCTGCCACTTTTTTTGACACAAGCGATCCTACGCTGAGATAATATCTTAGAGGAAGTTCGATGCTGCACAGCAGATGATTGGGAGAATGTAAGTTAACTTCATATTGCCCACAATGATTAAAAGATTGCGATTCCGTGGAAGCAAGGAGCAGTCCGGTTAACCTTAATTTGATAACACCACATATTAGCAGTAATCCTAAATAACCCGAGTGTAGTGCTGCACGTTTGAAAGGATAGGTTGGAGCAGTTGTTTTTAACGAACAACCAGACAATGGTAGAGGTTTGAGCTTGGCTAGGTCCGAAACAATAACCAACGGCTGTGTTCGGCTAATAATCTGTGGGTTAAATATGCCCATAAAACCGCCAAGATGTCTGAGATAAATGTAGGAATAGAACAGAACATCGGCTACGGCTGTGTCAAAGATCTTGTGGTGGTTTAGCCATGGCGTGAGGGACACGATACACCCCTGTATGTCTGACCCGGACGAATCTGTTCCAGATAGGATAGGGTTGAATTTAAATTTGATCGTTAGTGTATAGAATTATAGCACGATACCCATAGGAGGGTATAGGAGACTGAAGTTGACGAGATAGACATTTGGAACGCCCAGTGAAATCCTCGTATATTCGCAAGTCACGGTCATCCAATTTTAACAGTTGACACAACAACAATCTGTGGTAGACTTTAGATATGAAGAAACTATTGATATCGTTGATTTTGATTGGCAACATTTTGGTTGCAAGTGAAATTATCAAGGAAGAAAAGATCTTGCCAATTACGGTATATGTTGTCCGTAATGGTGACAGTGAACGATCAATTCATAAGGTTTTTTTGACCGAGAAGTCAGCAAAAAAGTATTGTGATATGTTTAAGGAAAATCACAATTACGAATATGAAGTTCTTGTGTTGACCGAATAATATTTATTAGAATGCGGGTATAGCTCAATGGTAGAGTGTCAGTCTTCCAAACTGATTATGCGGGTTCGATTCCCGCTACCCGCTCCAATTTTAGAATGGCTGGGGTTTCAGCAAACGACGAATCCTCATAAGGTTTGTTAAGTGGGGGCAGCACCCATACCAGCTACCATTTTTGTTCTTTAAAATTTAATGGGCGCGTTCAGGTTTCGATTTAAGGATGCGTTCATGCTAGGCACGTAGAGGATGATAGTTGGCCTCTTTAAACGTCTATCAAAACATAACTGCTGAAGAAAACGTGGTTAGCTATGACTTCTCTTATGGAGAAGTTGCAGCACTCGCAGCCTAATTAAAGGTTGCACACTTGACTAATGACTGTTCGATAGTTGGTTGGGTGTTATCATCGAACTATAATTGGAATGATTGATTTGCTCATCCAATCTACCATTCTGTAAATCTTAAGAAACGGATTTTTGATGATTTAGATTCTGTTTCCTATCAAATTCAAATCATACAAGCGTGTAGTCTGGTATGGATCACTTCTTAAAGACGCGAGTTCGATTCTCGCCGCGTCCACCATTTTAACTTATAACCCCGGGCTATGCTCGGGGTTTTTTTATGGTTCGAAGTCAATGTAACTATCAAATATTAGACAGTTTTTGTTGGTAGGATCTATATAACCTTCATCTGTTAGATACTTCACCATGTGTTCTCTACAATGTTCATCTTCATACAAATCACATTTTTCTGGATGTCTTAATACAACAAAACGGTCATCCCATATGGTTATTTTGTGATTGTTGATTTCGATGTCATGAAAATTAACAGAGTCCATAACTATAAGTATATTTATATTCAATGAAATCCTACAGTTTGCTATACGAAGCTAGCATATATGATTATTTGATTTGGGAGCCTCAAGGCGAACTCAAGCATATTGCTGACACACTTGATACATACAATAACTTTTCGTCAGACGATTTGTTCAGAGGCATGTCCAAGAAGGAGTTGGATCTATTACAAAAGCATGGCAGAGTAACTTCGAAGGGTAAAGGTAACACACGTAACATCTATGGTAGTTATCTAGCTAGCGATTTCAAATTGAGTGCTAGATTTGCTTTGGTAAACTATCGTGATAAGAAAGAGGGAGTCATAATCGTCGTAGATAAAAATAAGTTACCCGATTTAAAAAGTGTTGATCCAGGCAACTTTGTTACTAGTTATATACCGTTAGAAGCAGTAAAACAAATTATAGATTTATCAAAGTTATGAGCCAACTCAAATTAAACAAAGCAGACGCACAAAAGAAAGTATACGAACTAACCGAGAAGCTTCTCTTCGTAAAGAAGGACTTTAAGGATGTAGCAGCCGGATACAAGGAAAAGATCAAGGAAATTGAAAACGAAATCAAGGCTGTTGTAGAAGAATCCACTGCTACGACTCCGTAATATCATTTTTGTTTTTTAACACGTTTCTTTTTGGGTTTACGATTCTTATCAGTTGTCAATCGGATGCTATTTATAAACTCTTCCGTCTTGACATTTAATTTTTTCTTCATATAATTAAGTATCATGGCAAAGATCAAAGAAAAAGTCAAACGTAAGAAACGTATAAAGAAAGATATTGTTGTTGACCGTGAGATATCTAAGTTGACAAAAGGTTTGGAAGTTGTTAACAAGACATATAATGTTAACGGCAATCCATTCAAAATCTACAAGAATATTCCAACCGAATTGGCGGTAGATCATATGACTGAAAAGGGCCGTAAGATATTGTCGTCCATATATCCAGACAGTCATGAAATTTATTTGGTTCAGTATCATCGACCAGGTGAACCAACATATCCGCATGGCGGAGTAAAGATTTACAATAAAACATTGGGTGAACAAAGGTGTGTTTATCCAGATGCTGTGGTTAAACACAAAGACGTTGAGTATTACAATAAATCAATGGAAATCGATTGACACACATTCATCTAAGTGATATTGTAACGACCCTGTAGGGACTGATAATCCCCACAGTAACTAATTATATCAATGCTATAACATAATAACACATATAAGAATACATGCAAACTAAGATTAAGAAAAACGAAAATATTAATGAGTCAGTTGATCGTTTTGTTGTGTTGCGAAATGGCGCTCGTGTTTCTGATGAGGAATATACGAACCGTAGTGAGGCACAACCAGAATTTGATCACTGGAACAAAGTTATTACTCGTTGGCCAGATGGTAGTAAGTTGGAAATCGTTAACCTCTCAAAGAAAGGTAGGTAATTATGGGACTACGTGAACAAATTAAGACCGCAAATTCTGAATCAGAAGTTTCGACCTTGTTGTCAAAGGGCAGAAATTTTGAGTTTGCATCAGAACGAACCAAACAGTCTTGGAGATCCACGGCAAAGTTTAGACTTGCTCAATTGACTAGCGGAGATACAGCACAAACACCAGAGAAGTCTAGTGAGACGAAGAAGGTCAAAGGCAAGAAGAAAGCTGTCTAATAAATAGTAGATACAACTTGGTTAAATGATGAGGGCGCCAAAATTATGGCGCCCTTATTATTTTTGCGGTAGATATTTATTAACATGGCAAAGAGGTTTCAACCAAAAATGATACCATCGGAGTTTAAGTCGATGGAGGAGTTTGTTATAAAGCATAAATCGGAGTTGACAGAACAAGTTGTCACCGCCATAGAATTTGCATTAAAAAACAATTTATCAAATGTTGAGGTTTTCAATTTCAGTAAAACTGATTTTATAGTGGTTTTGAATATATCTACGTTCAAAGAGAACTTGGACAACATTTACAACTACTATATTAACACGGAACAATATGAATTCTGTGAACGTGTTTTGAACCTTCAAAAGATAATTAACCAAGAAAAACCTAATGAGCAAGAAAAAAGACACAAGTCCAAAAGTTCCCCAAAATCCAAAAATAAGGGACTCAATCCAAATTAAAAGTGTAGACTTAACTGAAAAACAAAAACAGCTCATAGAAGTATTACGAGACAAAAACACAAAACTAGTATTTGTAGCCGGTCCAGCCGGAACATCAAAAACATACACTGCAATTCTTGCCGGTTTACATCTTATTAATGATAAACGTGTAAGCGAACTGATTTATATCAGAACAGCTGTCGAAAGCAGTGACAGCAAGTTGGGATTTTTGCCTGGTGAAATGGACGACAAGATGAGTCCATATATACAACCACTCGTTGATAAGCTTGAAGAAATGTTGCCTAAACATGACATCGAAAAGCTTAAAAAGGAAGAACGTATCCATGGAGCACCAGTTAACTTTCTTCGTGGTCTAAACTGGAATGCTAAATGTATAGTTGCCGACGAAGCACAAAACATGACCAAGAAGGAACTAATCACTTTGGTCACAAGAGTAGGTGAATTCAGTAAGTTGTATGTTTGTGGTGACCCAGATCAAAGTGATATCAACGGTAAGAGTGGTTTGACTGCCATTATGAATGTGTTCGACGACGCAGAAAGTCGTGAGAATGGCATCCATATATTCAGGTTTGACGAAGATGATGTAGTGAGAAGTGGTCTTGTCAAATTTATATTAAAAAAACTCAAAAAGTTTACCTGATTGATAATTATATTTATAACATATGGCAGTATTAACAAATAAAGCGAGACCAATCCCAGCCCTACCAGAAACAACAGGTAGTAGGGCTGGTGATTTCCTGATAATTCAGGACGTAACTAGTGATGTGACCAAAAAGATAACGTTCAGTAATTTGGTCAACTCTATATTTTCGGCACCACCAAGCACAGTTGAATTTACTGGGTCTTTTTACGTTTCATCTTCACATACTTTAACTTCTTATGGTTTGACAAAATTGGGTGTGGGACCAAGTGGTTTACCTTCAATAAACACATACTATGACGGAGCTCTCGGCAATCAAGTCTATATAAGAACCAACATATTTGATGCAGTCAGTAATGAAGGTAGTATTACTGTGACCAACACACTTTTCTTGGAAGGTAGTTCGGTGTTGATTAATGGTAATACTGAGTTCAACAGTCCTATCACGGCATCATACGGAAGAATTACCAACTTAGTAGCTACAGTTACAGGCAACTTTTTTGGTGGGTTGTATGGAGATGTATATTCTGCAACTGGTAATAAAGTATTGGAGAATGGTGCCGGTCCAGCAAAAGATGCTCAATTTACTGGAACTTCTAGTTATGCATCAAGGGCAAAATCTGCATCATATGCACATGTTGCTACAAATGCATTTACATGTTCTACAAATGTTGTTTTTGCTGATACCGCTACGTCCGCTTCATATGCTCTTAGTGCTAGTCAAACACAAGTGGCGAAAACCGCATCATATTTAGAATACAGTATAAATAATGGTTCGGCATCATATGCGGTTTTTGCTGGAAGTGCATTAAACGTAATCAATACTCCTACAACAGCTGTCAGTGCAAGTTATGCTTTAAAATCAGCTGCTACAGATGAAGTTGACGGAGTTGGTCTTGGAAATGGTAGTGGCAGTTTCAATATTGCATTTTTCTCACAGTCTGTGGTTGCGTCAAATGTGGGAATGAAACGAATTACAAATGGCACAGGCCTTGGTAATTATCAATTGTTGGAGATATCTTCATCAAGATATTTGAACGGATTGAGAGTAGCATCCAGAGGATATAATGGACAAAATCAATCATTGATCTCGTTCTATAATTTAAATAATGCAAAGAATCTAATCAACTATCCAAACATTTCTGGATATACGATTGGATCGATCAATAGTGGAAGTTTGACATTTATTGCTCCACTTGGTAGTGCAGAATTTTCTTCTTCAACCAGAACAGCTGTAGGTAGTGCTACCGAAACTTACGGTCTTGTAAGTAGAAGATCTGGATATTATTTCTGGCCATATCTAGCATCAAACACTCCATCAAGAGAAGGATCTATTGGTATTGGTTTCCAACCACCTACATCAGCTGATACCAATCCTACGTTGCTTGGTAAGTTTAGTATCAGATGTTTTAGTTCAAGCAAAGCACACGTTGGTAAAGTCACGGGACAAGCTTTGACTGGAACTGTGAAGTTGCCTGAGTATGCAATTTATGTAGACTATGGTTCTAGTAGTTACGCTCCAATTTTCAGTGTGGGTGCTTCTGGTTCAAATGCTGGAGATACATACATTGCTGGTGATCTTACTGTTGACGGCAATATCAACGGAACGTTTGGTTATGGACCACAAACTCCAAATGCATTTGCAGTCAGATATCCAATTGGAGCTATAACTTATCAAGATTACATTTTCTATAATCAAGTTAACTTCACCAACAACGGATATTTGTTCAGACTAAATCAAAACACAAATGCTGTAACAAAAATATTGGACGGTGGCACTTTGGGTAGATCGTTTCAAGGCGGTCACATGGCACTACACAACTTTAACAATCAAGGTGTCACAGAAGATTGTATCGTATTCACAGACACAAACAATTACATTAACGTGATTGGTGGATTGACCACGGGATCACCAACACATCAACAATATTCATCTGGAACTAACTTTTTTAGATATAGATGTGTATTTGTGGATGCATCCGATAACTTACATCCTACGTTCTATTTGTTGCCAGATTCGTATCAAGCTGGATCTGTCAATAATGCCAATAATCTTACCATGTATAAGGTATATTGGAATGGATCGGCATACACTTATGCCGCGGTTGGAAGTGCGTTGAATTTGTTAAACAATAACAACATAATTAACTATTCGACACTTCAAGGTATTAATGGTTTGACAAACTACAACACCATAACCAACATATATAATCCAATTAAACGTAGATTATACTGCATAAATAATAATAGTGGTATGTGTGATGTATACAACTTGAATTTGTATAGCAGTAACGACATTGGTGCATGGTGGGCAACAGCTGAAACTGGTAGATCAGCTCAATTAACCTACGAAAAGACAATTACAATCCCACAACAAGGTTCTAATTACTGGACTGATTCTAATTGGGAAACATACAGTTTGGAATATGATACTACAACTGGTCAAGAATTGTTCTGGTCGTGGAATCGTGTTAATAACTCTTCGTTGACGGGTATTGTTGGTAAATCGCCATACTACGGTAGCTAAATTTAAAGTATAAAAGAAACAATACGATATTTATTAACATATGTCAAGTCCATGTAACAGTTTAAACGTCCAGACAATCAAGATAAGCTCTTTAGCATCTCCATCCAGAGCAATTCAATCAAATGATTATCTGTTGTTGATTCAGAATGATTCACCAAACTACTATTCTCGAAAAACAACAATTGGTGATTTGGTGTCATATATAAGTGACCTCGACGGTAGTTACACCGGTAGTTTTACCGGTAGTTTTATAGGAAGACACACTGGTAGTTTTACTGGTAGTTTTGTAGGCGACCACACTGGAGATCTTGTTGGAACATCAAGTTGGGCTACAAATGCCGTAACTACCGAGACTGCTTCATATGTTGAGGGTTACGCATCTGGTTCAGGCACTACAGATTACTACGCATATTGGAAAAATTCAGCTGAAGTAGCCGGTTCTGATTGGTTACGTCGTAATACCACGGGAACCGTCGCTGGGTTTGGATTGTCAGGAGCATACCCAGCCGCAACTGGTAGAGTTACGTTGTATAGACCATTGGCAGTAAATAACTACATTGGTCAACAGTTTATTCAGTTCTCAGCATCTGCTGCTGGAATTAATTACATGTATGATATTGGGTTGCAACCTGGTTCTAGCTACATAAGAACCGGTGCAAATTTTGCAATATATTATTCTGGTTCGTATGATGGAAACACCAGTTTTGTGTCTCCAAGTGAAAAAGACGGATACTGGAATCCAAATACCGCCGCTAAGAAGGGTATATATGGATGGACAACATTTGGTGTTCGCGGTCGCCTTGTAGGTATTGGACACTTCCCACAAACCAACAATGTTCAGGCTCAATTACACGTTCATTTGAGTAGTTCATTTGGTTGGCCTCAATACTATGCTGATAATCTAAGTCAAACTAACACTTACATTCCTCATCGTAACGTATTCTTGGTCACATCTGGTAGCTCTTACACAAAGTTAATGAGAGTTAGCGGCAGTGGTCAACTTGATGTTCGTGGTGACATCGTGGCATATTCAACATTTGCTTCATCAGATGCACGATTGAAGGATGATATTGAACCAATCGAAGACGCAATTGGAAAATTGTCATCTTTGAATCCAGTTTCATTTGTTTGGAACAACACTGAACAATCAGATTTTGGTTTGATTGCTCAAGAAGTTGAAGATGTGTTCCCAGAGTTTGTCAAAGAAGACATGAACGGATTTAAAGCAGTTAAATACAATTCGTTTGTATCATTGTTGATCAAAACTGTCCAAGAACAACAATCATTGATAGAAGATCTACAAGAGCGTGTATCTGCCTTGGAAGACAAATAATTTATGTCTGCTATAACAAGACTAAATAGATCAGGTCCAATTGCATTTTCCCAACTCACAACGGGAACACCATATGGTTCTATTAACAATTTGATAGACAATGTTGTTGGAACACCTCCGACTCAAAATATTTCTTTGTCTTCGTCGTTGGGGTTGTTGATGAGAAACACGGGTGATCCAGTAACAGACACTCAAAATGCTTTGGGAATTGGTATAGGATTGGTGACCCTCAATGATTTGGCTGATGCCAGAATGAGTGAGTTTTATGGAGGCAATTTTTTAAGTGCATCTATACAAGAATATGGAGTTAATCAAGGAGTTTGGTATACAAATTTTTATCCAGACAGTGTGGTGCCAAACGCAAATTTCTTAACTAGAGAAACGTCTAGTAGAGTATACAGATATGCTGTTTATTCAAAACCAACAGCTTCTCCAGGGTCAGATTTTAGACTACAATATTCATATGTAAGACCAAATGATTCGGATGAATATATTACAAATCTCACCAGTAACAACATCTATAAAATTGTATTGAAAGATGTGGTTTCTAACGCATTTACATCTAGTATATTCACTGGAACTTGTGCATCAACATCTACAACAAGTCCAACAACATTGTTTCAATCCAACAATACAACAAACTTTCAAACAGCAATTGATTCGACCAAAGCATCAATCAATGCTAGTAGTGCTATATCAAGTCTTCAACGTCAAGATTTGAATTTTGTATGTAATTTTTTATCAACATTGATCAACACTCCTGAGACATATACACTCAGTGGATTTTCAAGAATAATATCTACATCGTGGCCATCTGGTGGCACCAGAACTTTTACAGTAGAAGGATTTATAGCAAATGTTGTAAATGGAGGAAGATATTTTGCCGGATATGTTTCTGCTTCTGGAGGAACGGCAACACTACCATATTCATATGCTATTTCTGATGCTACGACAACCACTGGAAATGCTAGTCTTGCGGTTTCTACTATTTCAGATCCAAGTGCGTCTTCTTGTGGATCAGCTCCATCAATTACTATTTCAAATACATCAGTTACTCAAAGATGTGGCACACCAGCACAAGTGACAAACAATCCGACTACCCCATCACAAGTGAGGTTCAGTGGTAGTGCGATTTTCACAAATCCTTCTACAAATGCTTATAACGCTACATACACACTAAATGCTGATTGGATAAATTTGGCAAACAATCAATCTTTGTATGCCGCACCAGCTGGTATTGCACAATTGTTGCCAACATTCAGTCCATCTACGTTTACTTTAGCACCTGGTGCGACACAAATTGTTCAATATGGATTTGGTTTACCATATTACAATCAATCATATCAAAGTTCAAGTTTTTCAGCAAAGGCATCATTTACCGCATCATTTGCAACTACTCCAAGTGCTACACTCAAACGAGGCGAAATTACAGCTACTTTGGACAAATCAGTATGTTATGTAGCTGCTCCTCCTCCAAGTGGTGGCGGTGGTGGATGTCCAGCTGCTTGGCAATTGATGGAAACTCTTGAACGTGGATTTATACCTGCTAGAGAAATCCAAGTTGGTATGCATCTACGTGACATACAAGATGGTTTGTGGAACAAGGTCACAGTAGCTTACATCGCCAAGGCACCAATCTACAGAACCACGATCAATGGTAATGATTTTGATGTAGACGACAGTCATCAATGGTATGTTGGTAACGATGTATGGAAGGTTGTGACTGAAGTTAAGAAGGGTGACAAACTTGAAGGCACCGAGGGTGAAGTATTAACTGTAGATGACAATATCTTGTTGTTTGGAGAAGAAGAATACATGCACTTGAATTGTGAAAACCAGAGATTTGTCATGGGAACTAATGTCATAGGTCACAATTTCCCACTCAAGGTTCCTATCGTAAAAAATTGATTTTTCGTATCTTGACAAATATATATTCTTGATGGTAAATTACCGTCACGGCAACGCTCGAGTGAGGTTGCTATGATAATAAGTTCAATAGAATTATTATAACAAAGAAAGGAAATATATGAGTATTGTTAGATATAAAGTGCCTGCATTGCGTCCTACTTCTAAGGACGATTTCGTAACCCCATTCGACAAGTTGTTCGATGAGGTTTTTGCAAATACCTTCCCAGAACTTACAAAGGATTTTGGTGTGGGTTTCTTCGAAAAGCAAAGTTATCCCCGTGTAGACGTAATTGATTATTCAGACCGAATTGAGGTTGTAGCTGAGATTCCTGGTCTTGATCGTGACGAGGTTGGTGTTGAAATTGAGGAGAATCTGTTGATTATCAGTGGTCAGAAGACTAAGACTATTGATGACAGTGACACCAAACGCACCTACATTCGTAAAGAATTGAAGCACAGTAGTTTCAAGCGTGCTTTTGTGTTGAGTGATGTGTTTGATAAAGACACACCGTCTGCTAAGTTTGAAAATGGATTGTTGACGGTCACTGTAAAGAAGGTTAAACCTACACCTCCTACCAGTAAAAAGGTCAAAATCACATAATTATACAGTAAATTGGTTATGTTCCGCCCTCCATTTAAAGTGGAGGGTTTTTTATTTGTATTGATATTTATATATATGATAAAATTTAAACATCTAGTAATGTTCACATCCATGTTGATCGCAGGTTGTGCTGCGTTCTTCAGTGTGTATGGTATCGGACTATTATTTTCTGGTGCAGTTGTTGCTGCTATGATCATGGCTAGTTCATTGGAGTTAGGTAAGCTTGTAACTACATCATGGTTATTTAGATATTGGAATATTGCCAACAAGTTGATGAAGGTTTATATGGTTATTGCCGTTGTGGTATTGATGTGTATTACTTCGTTGGGTATCTTTGGATATTTGACCGCTGCTTATCAAAAGTCTTCGTTGGAGACCGAATTGGCAAACACAAAAATTACAACTTTGGAAGCTCAAAAATTAGAGGAGACCAAAAAGTTAGACAACGTAAGATCAACCATTGACAAATTGTTGGCACTAAGAAGTAGTCAAGAGTCAAGATTGGGTGAAAGTATGACCAATGCTCTTATTGCTAGAAACCCAGTTCAACTACAAATGCTTCAAAACCAAATCAACGAACAAATTGAGGGGTTAAATAAGCAGATTGAAAATGAGAATGAAAAGTTGAAGACTGCTGCCGCAAAATCTACTAAGATTGATGATGAAATTTTTAAGTTGAAGATTGACAATAGTCAGAAGAAGGATATTACTACATTCAAGTTTGTTGCGAAGGAGTTTAATTCTGATATTAACACCGTTGTGAAGTGGTTTATCATAGTATTGATTACTGTATTCGATCCTCTTGCTGTGGTTTTATTGTTGGCATACAACATGTCTGAGAATTATCGTGAAGTAGAGTCTGACAAGGAATACGAACTTTACAAGAAGAAAGATAAGGAAGAAAAGAAAAAATCAGTGTATGACCAACCAGAACCAGTTCAAGAACCGGTTCAAGAAGTCAAGCCAACAGTGATTGAAAAAATTGTTGAGGTTGAAAAGCCTGTTGAAACAATTGTTGAGAAAATTGTTGAGGTTGAAAAACCAGTGGAAGTTATTAAAGAGGTTGAAAAACAAGTTGAGGTGGAAAAAATTGTTGAAAAACCAACGGAAGTAATTAGAGAAGTCGAAAAGCCAGTTGAAAAAGTGGTAGAGAAAGTTAAGAGAATAAATACTGGCGGATTGAGAAGAATGTTTAGCTTCTAAAATAAAAATTCGTTTTTCATACGTCTAACTATATATTACTGTTAACTATGAATAACGAAGAGCTTTTAGAACTGCGTCGAATTCTTCTTGATGCAAACGAAAATAATGATTGGTCTGTTGTAGAAGAAGCAATTGACTTTATTAATGAGTTTGTAGATTTCGATGATGATACCGACGAACTATGATCACAACTATATTAGTTACACTCCTTATATTGTCCATCGGCGTTGCCGTCTTTTTTTACATTTCTCTCAAAAAGGCATTGGAACGAATTGATGTATTAGAATCTGAGTTGGATACCATTGAAAAGCTGAATACAGAACTTGGCCAATGGGTCGTTGATTTTAGAAAACTTGTATCTAATGTATACAAAAAGTTGAAAAGTGTTGATGAACGTGGTATCTTTGAAAAAGACGACGATGTTGGCTTTCTTTTCCAAGAAATGGTAACTATTGTCGAAGAATGTAATAAAAGGATAACAGATAATGACGACAATCTCAGTAATGAAGAACAAAACAAAAAGTAAAACCTTATCTTCTAAGAAGAAAAGCAATTCTGTTCTTTCCAAAAAAACGAAGAAACAGAAACTCAAGGTTATTTATGATGTAAAAATCAAGAAGCCAAAGTCTGTTGCCAAGAAAAAAACCAAAATCAAATCGGATGATAAACCAATTGAAAAGTTAATAGAGACACGTTTAAACATTGAGGTCAGACGAGATGTTGGTGTTGATGTTGTATCAAAAGACACATCAGATGTGGATGTGGAAGATGATACTGTCACACTTGATGATGAACCAAAGAAGGTCAGACGCCGTGGTAGAAACAAGAAAGAGAAGATCTATTTTAGCAAGGCTACAGAAGAAGCCATTATTGAGTATAATGCAGAGGAAAACTTTGATATTAGAAATACCATCTATAATGAACGTATCAAGTTTAGTTTTGAAAAGTTGGTAGAAAACATTTATAATACATTCAAGTTTACTTATTTTGACAATGGTCCACTTGAGGTTCAAAAAGAAACGGTCGCACATCTTGTAGCCAACATACATAAGTTCCAAGCTGGTAAAGGAAAAGCATTCAGTTATTTCAGTATTGTTGCTAAGAACTATTTGATTTTCCACAACAATAACAACTACAAGCGTTTTAACCAACACGTTGATATCAGTGAAACTCCGTCAGAAGATACTGTGTGTCTACAAACAGAGGATGCTCATCATAAAGATGTTCAGACTCAAGAGTTGATGCACTTGTTGATTGATTACTGGGAAAAGAACATTACCAAGATCTTTAGTAAATCTAAGGATCTAAACATTGCTTATGCGGTGATTGAATTGTTCCGTAACTGTGATCGAATTGAAAGTTTCAACAAGAAGACATTGTATTTGTATATTCGTGAAATTAGCAATTGTAAGACTCAACAAATTACCAAGGTATTGAATAAGATGAAGAGTTATCAAACTGCGGTCATGAAGAATTATATGAATCGTGGAACAGTCTGATTCGATAGAATAAATAGTATAAAAACAAAACCAATCGACAAAACGATTGGTTTTTTCTATTTATTGAGTATGGATACTAACTTTGAGATATACAAGGGAAAGAACTTCTCTGGTCTATGTAAGGACATAGTGAAAAACTCAGAAAGTAAGAAGGATCAAATTGACATTCTTATTTCTGAACTACGTTCTTTGATTAAGACTGTAAATGATGCGGTTATTATCGTTCCTCTAATCAAAGACTATTATGACGTTGGAGTCAAGAACGATGAACAATTGGTTAAATTGGCTTCTATCGTTCAGAAGTTGGTTGCTAAAGGTGAAGCTAGTGGTGAAGGAAATTCAATGATACTATCCGACGATGAAAGAAGACAGTTGATGGAGGATGTGGTGTCAATTGCCAAGGTCACAAAACAAGATTAATTATGGCAGACTCATCAACAGATATTTCCAGATACGTGACCAATCAGAATCCGTCTGGTAGAAACACAGACCCTTCAAATAGAATTGGCGACAATCCAAATTTTCAATTGGCTGTGGTGGTCGATGTTATTCTTAACGACCAACATCCATTCTTTAGTAAGAGTCCAGACGATCCAAGTTCAAGACCAGCAATCACGATAAATCCACAACAGATACCTGTAAACTATAAGAATGATGTTCCAAACAGTAATGATGTGGACTATAGTTTTATTGGTCGTGCTAAGGTAAGAATTTTAGAATTGGAAAAGAAAACACCAATTGAAAAATTACCATGGGCTATACCATTGGATAATACCATAACACAGTTTCCGTTATTGAACGAACAAGTTATGGTCATAAAAGTTGGTGGTAATTTCTACTACACAAAGCCTTTTAATCGTTTCAATTTTGTAGGAACAAATGTAGACTTTGTTACTGAGTCTGGTTTGAGTAATGATAATACCAGTGCTACTCCAGCAAATGCTGATACTCTCAGAAAGAGTTATATTTCACACCCATTCTTCAAAGCAATAACAAAGGTGGGATATTTGGGTGACTATTTTATATTGAACCCATTTATTCGTAGTGTAAGAAAGTTTGAGGGTGATACTGTTGTTGAAAGTAGATTCGGACAATCAATAAGATTCACAGCCTATGACGACATTAGAAGCAATGATAAGTCAAAATATCCATCGTATGCAATTAATTCTAATCTATTCAGAGAATCTGTTGCCGGTGGTTACGGTAATCCTCGCATAATTCTAAGAAACCGTCAGAGAAATATTGCGTTGGATAAACCACAACAACTACATCCAAAGTTGCCTCCAATTCCACCCATAACAGAACGTGAGAAAAACTATGGTGGACAAATTGAAGAGGATATCAACAACGATGGAACTACAATTGAGATAAACAGTGGATCGCCAATAAGTGATTGGAAAACTACTGTTTATAAAAGCATGTTTGGAGTTACCAGAAACGATAGAAAACCAACTGAAGAACAAGTTAAGTTTAATCCGCCAGGCTCTTCAAACTTTGAGTTTCCAACATTAAATGGCGATCAACTAATATTGAACACTGACAGAATTGTTCTTAGTAGTCGATTTGCTGAAACACTACATTTTAGTAAAAAGCGTTATGGCATTGCTACAGATTCGGATTATACCGTTGATGCAAATGATCAAATTGTTTTGACCACAAACAGAGTAGCTTGTGTAAACGCTCCACAGATCTTTTTAGGACAATATGGAGAAACAAACGAACCTGCACTACTCGGACAAACTACTGTTGATTGGCTTTATGATCTTTGTAATTGGTTACTTGATCACGTTCATTGGTATCATCACGTTCATCCTCATCCTCACGGTCATGATGACGCTGGTCAGATTACTCAAGAAAATACCAACGATGCTAATCCCGACCAAACACAAATCCCCGTTCAACAGATAACACTAAAATTGTTGCGTGATAATCTACACAAGACTTTAAGTCGTCGTGTTTATTTGACTGGTGGTGGATATGCACCTGGATCAAACGGTGTGAAACCAGTGGGAAGCGGTGCAGAATGTGCTCCTCCAGTAGTAATCAATACTGTGACTGGTGAGGGTGCTATAGGAGACTTTAAGGGTAGAAATCGTAGAGAAGGTCCAGTTCAGATTGAGTTTGAATTCACAAATTAAGATATTATGGAAGAGAAACTAGTAGACATTTTAGGATTCTTACAACCCGACTCTGGTAACAACTGGAGTGCTGGTATTTTCTTGGATGGTAATGCAAGAATCATGTATGCTTTTGAAGACACCACCGCACCTCTTCAATCTTTTTCATACTTCGACGCATCCACTGGAACAGCAAACATTCAAAACACGGGTCCAAAAACATATGCTGAATTATACAAGTATTTGAATGACCGTAAACTTTTGCCAGATGTTCCAAATAAAGACAATCTACCTCCAGTAATCGTTGGTTATGCTGGACCAAATTCAAATAAACAAAACATCATCGTTAACATAAACCAACGTCCAGTCTTTAGAAAAGTATACTATTCAAAGTGGCCATGTTTGAAAGACTTACAGACATCAAAACTATTGGAGTATGTATTTGATGTTTCTGAAAATGTTCGTAGATATGAAACTAGTTTGTTGCAAGGAAAGATTGATGCCGCAAAGTCTAGTGAAAAACAATATATTGAAGATTTGAATTCTCTCAATCAAGAGGTTCAAGACAATACTAAAGATGGAACGTGGTCAAAAAATAAAATACCAGCATGTTTCCTTCCAGATCCAGATCCAGCCTTGGTTGGTCCTCCATCTCAAACCATCTACGGAACAATAAATAAAGCACCTAGTGTTGATAATCCCAACATAAAGTTGCCGTCATCCACACCAAAACAATTGGACCCATCAAAAGCTTTGACCGAGGTGGATAAAAAAGAGGATGACATAGACAAAATGTTGGACAAGAACAGTGCCGACCTTGACAAAATGATGTCGGATTCTGCCAATGAAACTCCAACATCTTCAATATCAGATCCTAATGCTGTAACTACCAGCACTGTTACTTCTACCAACACAGTTACATCCAAGGAAACTGTGACTGGTGGTGGTGTGACTGTAAGAACAAGTTTCGCATCAGACGATCCTAGATCAAGGATGACATCGGCTGAGTTGGATGCTCTTCCAAATGGTGCCGGACAAAGTGAGTTTAAGATACCAGGCAAAGATTCTGTAACTACCACCACAGATTCAATATCATCTACAGTTAGTCAAGTCAAGACTCCAACTGGAACTGATGTCGTATCTAAGTTGGAAGTTGATAGTAAGATAAAAGTCGAGACTCCAAAAGTTCCAACTGTAGAAAAACCAAAGTTTGTCAAAGATGGTCTCGGAGAGAATTGGAGTCCAGATAAATACAGACCTGAAACTATCGCTGGTAACACTAAGTTTGTTGATCCAGCTACGGGTAATATTGGTTCAACTGAGAAGATTGCTGCTGTAGATAAACTAAAGAGTGCAATACCAGATGTTCCTAAACCAAACCTACCAGATTTACCAGCTAATCCAGTTCCTACAAACATAACCAATGCTGATGCGGCACTTACCAACTTATCAAATGGTAATGTTGGATCTTTGAGTCCAAACAACGCCATAACTCCTCCAAACACACTGGTTAAAGCGGCAACTGGAGGATTGGTTGGTGGTGGTCTTGGTGCTGGAGTTGGTGCATTGGCTGGTGGAGGTCAAGGTGCGTTGATTGGAGGACTATCTGGGGCTGCTTTAGGTGGTGGTATAGCTTTGGGTGGTGTGGGTGGCGGAACACTCGCAGGAGCTGGTTTAGGAGGCGGAATAGGTGCTTTGGCTGGAGGTGGTAAGGGTGCTTTGATTGGAGCTGCTGCAGGTGGAGCACTTGGTGCTGCGGCTGCTAAACTAGCTTTAGTCAAAAAAGGTATGCCTAAGCCAAAAATACCAAAACCACCGTCTGCACCACGTATCAAAAAGGTCAAAATAAAGGCTCCTTCCAATACAAAGGGAGCAGAAGACCTATTAAATTTACAAAAATCTAAACTTGGACAATAATTATATAATATGAAACTAGATACTCTTAAAGAATACATTCGTCAAGAAGTAAGAAATGCTGTCAGAGAAGAAGTAAAAAACTGCTTGTTGGAAGCATTTTCTAAAGAATCAATTTCAAGATCAGATTCGTCACCGTCATTTTCATCTTTGGTGAGTGAATCGGTTACAGAACAACATGTGGATCAACCACAAAACAAAAAGAAGTTTGTCAAATACACTAGCAATCCAGTATTGAATCAAATATTGAATGAAACAACTGGTGGTGTGCCTCAAGAAGGTGGGTTGGCAAGTATCATGGGTAGTGGCGAACCAAGTGTTGTTGACAAGTTGACTGAATCTGTGACTGAACATGCTCCAGAACCAGTAAAAGCGGTTGCTCAAGCAGTTACCAGAGATTATAGATCACTACTGAAAGCTGTTGATAAAAAGCGTGGAGAAAAGAAATAACAACATATGGCTAAACAGATACTTGGGCTTAAGTTACCGTTGAGATTGGGTCAAGATGGATATTTTGAAACCAATACTGCTACTATTGATCAAGTATCTTCAAACATAAGAAACTTGTTGTTGACCAAACCAGGCGAAAGACGATTCAACAATGAGTTTGGATCTGGATTGTATTACCTATTATTTCAACAAAATGAATTGGAAGTCAATCCAGGCATTATTGTCGATGTAGTCCAACGTGATATCAACAAATTTTTGAATGGTGTGATCGTTAATGATGTGAAGGTAAAAATAGCATCCACTCAAAACGAAAATACTGATGCAAATACGATATTTATAAGTGTGGTGTTCACTTATAACAAGATTACCTCTACTACTGAGGTGGAACTTACTAATAACAGAATCTAATGGCACAAATAATTAACAAGACTTTTAGAGCAAATACTAAAGACGTAAATTACGTTAATAGAGATTTTGCATCTTTGAAGCAACAATTGATCGATTTCACTAAACAATACTACCCACAAAGTTATAGAGATTTTAGTGAGAGTTCGCCTGGTCAAATTTTCATTGAACAAGCCGCATATGTTGGTGACATATTGTCATATTATACCGATCAACAGTTCAAGGAAAGTTTTATTCAGTTTGCCACGGATAGAAGAAATTTGATCAACCAAGCTAGATATTTGGGATACAAACCAAAGGTCACATCAGCAGCTGCAACTGATCTTGAACTGTTTCAACTAGTTCCAGCCAAAAGAGTGGGCGAGATAGACGGTGAATATGTTCCAGATGACACCTATTGTTTGATATTGAAACCATTCACAGAATTGTCCAGTGTTTCTGGAGTTCCATTCTTGATTGAAGAAAGTGTAGACTTTAGTCAAGACACGGTATTTTCACCAAGAGAAGTGTCTGTGTATAACCGTGATGAAACTGGAGCACCACTATTTTACTTGATCAAAAAGACTGCAAAAGCATATGCAGGTAAACTTGTAGTCAAACAAGTAAGTATAGGAACCGCAACACCATTTTTAGAAATTAAATTGGACGCTACTGATGTATTGAAAGTAGCAAGTATAGTTGATAGTAACAATAACAATTACTATGAAGTTCAATATCTAGCACAAGAAACAATACCAATTTCTGTTGACAACGTTCCATTAACAAATCAAACCTTGTCGAAGTATAGAGGTGAAACGCCTAAGTTGTTGAAGTATTTGAGAACCGAGAATCGTTTTATCACCACGATTGATGAAAACAATTCAACATACATTCAGTTTGGTGCAAACACTGAAAACTTCGATAACACTGTGATCATACCAAATCCTTCAAACGTGGGTGTGGGTTTGTCTAATTTAGATAATCTTAACATCAGTTTGGACGGAACAAACGTGTTGAAGAGCAATTCATATGGTGTATCTCCATCGAACACAATATTGACCATCACTTATATTGTTGGTGGCGGCGTAAATTCTAACGTCAACTCTGGAGAAATCAATACAATTAGTGCGGTCGGATTGATGAACGATATTACTGGATTAACAGATAGTCAAGTTACATTGTTCAATAATATCAAGAACTCTTTGAGAGTAAACAACCCACTTGCAGCAACTGGTGGAGATGGTCCAGAAACCGACGAAGAAATACGTCAAAATGCGATTGCAAATTTTTCATCTCAAAATCGTATCGTAACTGAGGAGGACATACTTCTTCGTGTATACGCAATGAGTCCACAATTTGGTAGTATAGCTAAAGCGTTCGTTCAATCAAATGCTACTAGACAAATTGCATATACTGGATTGATCAGTGGTGTTATCACAGGTTCAGCTGCTCAAAATGAGTTGTTGAATTTGAACCCATTGAATCCACTTGATCGTAGAAAGTTTTTGGAGTCAAACAATCCATTCACAAACAACTTGTATATTCTAGGATACAACAGTGATAAGAAACTCACTCCATGTAACGAAGCAACACTTTTGAATTTGAAGAACTACTTGAGTCAATACAAGATTTTGACTGATAGATTCAATGTGATTGACGGATACATTATCAATATCGGCGTTGAATTCAAGATCACAGTCTTTGCTGGTTTCAACAAACGTGATGTGTTGAATGAATGTATTGCATCTGTTCAAGCATTTTTCAATATTGACAACTGGGGGTTCAATCAACCAATCAATTTAAGTCAATTAACCTTTGAAATAATGAAAAATGAAGGTGTTCAATCTGTGACCGAAGTTACAATCAAAAATTTGACTTATGATACTGATGGAGTTCAATATTCGCCTATAGCTTATAATATTGATATTGCTACACAGAACAATATCGTATATCCATCAAAAGACCCTTCAATATTTGAAGTCAAGTTCCCAGATACCGACATTAAAGGATTAGTGGTATAATATGCACACATTTATTTATCCATCTCAAGACACCTACATCAATAACGCCAAAGTTTACAAAAACAAAAACTTTGGTATAGACGAAATTTTGGAG